CTGCTTTCATCTTCTTGCGCATTTCCTCAAGTTGAAGCTTTTTGGCTTCTACGTAGACCTCAATGTCTTCGCGCTTCACTTTGAGCTGCACTTCACAGATATAGTTGAGGATGAGAGCGGCAGTGTCGCACATGCCCATCAGTTCCGAGTCGTTAGCTGACATCTTGTTAAACGCTCGCTGCATTTCTCTGCGGGTCGGGGGGCTGTCCCAATAAGGATCGTACGGCTGCTTTACTACAGTAGCGTCTGTGATTATACTACTCACTGTCCACCTCCGTCATTTGCTGCGAAGGTTCTACGCTCCACTACGCGCACGTCTTGAATACGCACAATGCGCAAGCCCTGCTCGGTCTTCTCGTAGTTTACGCTGATCGCATCGCAAAGAGCCTCAGCCTTCACGTCATCTATGGGCAACTTCTCTGAGCCGTAATCTCCGTAGATCACTTTGTCTCCCGGCTTGAGTATTTCTGACATCGGAGTCTTAACCCCGCCCGAGATCACCCATTGACCGGCTAAAAGAACGATGCCAACATTTGAATGCTGACGATACTTGGAAGCTGTGATGAGACCTGTAGTTTTGTTTCGGGTAGACCCATCTTCCAGCAGCTCGATGTTGGGGTCGTCTGAGATCACCATGACAAGGATACGATCCATAAGGGTCTGCATGGGTTCGTATGCTGAGTCTGCAAACTTCTTAGGCTTGGGTTCCACCGGCTTAACCTCTGCTGTAGAGAGGTAGTCCTTGCGTCTGTCTGACACAGAGAACCCAAACTCCATGGTCTCCGGGGTTTCCACCGGCTTCAGGTCAGGAAGTTTTTCGTTGTTCAGACGCTGAGCCGCATACTGATCATACTCTTCCTGAGACAGCCCGTATTTCTCGATCACTTCTTCCACGCCCTTGAAGACAAAGTCTGCTTCAAAGTCATTGAGGGTGCTTCCACCCGCCGCGAATTGGGCTGAGTGCCCGCCACTCGCTAAAATATCTCCTCCGTTCAACACTGAGTCTTCTCCTGAGTAAAGAATCTTCCAGTCTTTTTATCTCTTAACGGTATGTTCTTGGCCGGTCTGGAGTTCAGCCTCTGTTCTTGTTTTGTAGACCATTTAACGTTGTCCAAGGTGTAGTCTCCAAAGTTATTTATTCGGTCTAAGGAATACTCTTTGGATGGTTTCTTTCCAATTCTCTCTATCAAAGATTCAATACTGGGAAGTAAAAACTTTATGCCTCTTCCTCCCCAATCTTTAAACCTTGGATTGTTTGGATTACTACATCTTTGCTTGGCGCTGTGAAATGCTTTGTATTCCGAAGTATGTCTCAAACCGTGTTTAAAGTTTCCATTAAATTCCCCGGGATGAGAGGCATATGCGTTTCCAACAACAAAGGACATTTCTGAGTCTCCTATCTGAGTTAGGGAAAGGTCACTGAGGTCCGAGGGCGACAATCCAAGTGCGCTCCTCATCACCTCAGTGTTTTGCCCACGTTCGCCTTGGAGCGGTTGCGGGCTAAAAATCTGCCGGTATTACTATGTTCTGAATCTCGTAAAGCACTGCTCCCTGCCATCTCAATTGAATGGTTGAAGGAGGAAGACTGTCGTCAAGCTCAATAGGCATTCCCATGAGGGTAGTTTCATAAGGTTTGTCCACCCTAATCCTCACAGCTTCTTCCTTAGCCTCAGTCTTAACCACGGAGATGGTATTGCAATTTAAAAACGCCCATGACTGCACGACGTAGTACTGCGCGCGGGGCATTCCCCATGTCAACCCTGATAATGTGATGGCTTGTTGAAGAGCTGCTGGGTACAAAATGAGATTGTTCATGTTAAGAACATTTTTGGCTGGTCCTTTATACATTCTGAGTCACTCCTGAGTCTCGGCTATTTCAAGCCGGAATACTGCTTCAAATACTGTAGTGCTCGGGTCGTCCACGTTCCTTCTTTGGGAACAACTGTTGCTTCTTTGAGAACAGCTTCCAAAGCTCCCAATCTACGGTTGCAGGGTCCACAGAGTATTCCCCGGTTACACTTCCCGCAAGTTCTCACTCTACCATCACAGCACGCATGATCATGGTCTATATGGAGTCTTCGTCCAGCGTCTCCATCCGTACTGTCACACAGTGCGCAGTGACCTCCCTGAGATTTAAGCTTCTCATCAAACTGAGAAGGAGTCACTCTGTATCTTCCGGTACTTGCTGAGCGTATTACTTTGTTTCTAAATTCTGGATTTGAATCGTAAGAAGCTTTGAAATTCCTCTGCTGATTCTCAGCGACTTTAGGATTTCTGTGGTAAAGCTTCTTTGCCCTGTCCGCGTTATACTTTCTGAACTCTTCAGGGTTTTCTTTCAGTTGCTTTTCCCTCCACGCCTTAGCGCGAGCGTTGCTTGCTTCTTTTTGTTCCTTTGTTAGTATTCTCATTATTTCTCCGATAAAGAAAGTGAAGAGGGTGTGTTATCGGCACACCCTCCCTTACGCTGGTCAGGTAATTAAGCTGATCAGTCACATCTGTTTCTACAACAACCTCAATTAGACGGTCGGCACAGCGGCGTTCTGGATATACAAACCAGCTCGCGGAGCTGCATTGGCCAAATTGCGTATTGTTACGCTCATAAAAGCGGGTCAGTCATTTCTGCTGACCTCTCATGGTTTCGTTTCCCATGAGAGCAGACTATTGCATCACCTTGCGGCGTTCTCTCGCTTAGTCGTTCAGCGTGCTTTCGCTTCGCCCTCGTTGGCATTTCAGCGTTCGAGTCAATCAGAGAGAATTTTACATGCTCCAATTTCTAAAAGCATGTGTTATAGGCAAACATGTGCGAGGTCAAGTAGCTCGCAGTCCCTGTGGTCGAGCTGATGTCAGGCACAGGTGCCACGACATTTCCGCCACCGAAATCGTAAAGTTCCAGTGGGCTCAACTCACCGATGTACCAATTATCAAGCACAAGCAGGTCCATGCGGTTGTTGATGGCAGTCCACGACTTGTGATACTTGCGGCCACCGAACGTATCAGCGAAATATTTCTTCGCCATATCAGCGGTCTTATCACCAGCCAGTTCCTTGCCCTGCAACTGCATGATCTGGACATTGTACATCAGGTTGCTCTGAGCGAAAGCCTGCTCAGGCGGGCCGTACCAAATGCCCGACTTGATGCTATCTGCATCGGGGCCGAGTGCACGCCCGAGGAGAACCTCAGCGCGCTGCGCGATACCCGGGGTAATTGCCGCACCGTTGAGGTTAATCGTAGGTGTGCTCAGACGACCGGGGTAGGTCGCGCGGTTCAAGCCCGCGATTGTGCCGGAGTTCGAGTTCACGTCCCAAGCTTTGATGCCGAGGATGGATGCGCCCGTTCCGTACGTTGCACCGTTCACGACGATGTAGTCGGTAACAACCACGTCGGTCGGAAGAGGGGTGCTGAAATACAAAGTGTTCGAAGGACCGTCAACGTACGAGATCGTTGCCGAAGACGTAGTTCCGGTGCGCTTCACTCCACCCGTGCTGTAAAATGCCACGACCTGTTGGTCGGAAAACGCGACAGCGACGTTCATGCCAGCGATGCTGGCGGTCTGTGCGCCCGATCCACCGGTTGTGATGACGGCGTTAGCGGGAATCTGGTCGATCATGCCAGAGCCATCGGAGTTGATGAGCCCTTCAATGCCCTGCATTGCGGCATCGAGCGAGTTCTTCATTTCCTGAGCTTTAACGGCAAAAAGACCCTTCTGCTTGCTGTCCGTGGAAGCCTGAGCCAGCCACGAGATTTCGCAAACGTTGAAGAGATACACAGGTGCCAGAGCAAACGATGCCCACTGAGAACCAGTACCACGGTTCATAGAGTCAGCGTTGCCGGTTCCTTGCGAGATTGCCGCGCCAGCCTGCACGCGGAAAGGCACACGGAACGATGCACGGACGGTCCCACCAGCGTTCGACTGATTGGACACGGGGATGGAAGTTGCTTCAGCCTTGAACAGGCTATAAGCAGTCGTGCCATGGAAAACCAAATCCTAAATGTTACTTAAAGATTTTTTGGTTTTGTATTTTCTACCAAGATGTGCCAAGCGCATCTTCTCTTTAGTTTCAGCAGAATGTTTTCTTCCTACCGATCTTTTATTTCCTATAAGAGATTCGCTTATTCTTTGTTTAGCTTCTTCAGTGTGCTTAAACTTAGCACCTACACGGCCCATTAGACCTGCACTTATTTTGGCTTTCGCCTCAGCGCTCATCTTCCTACCGTGCATAACCCCGGTTCCTCCCAAACTAATATTGTATCCATTTGGTCGTACCGAGTTAAACATCTTGATGTAAAATCTTTCAACATCATCGAGAGAATTCTTGTCAACACAGAGATTCAATGTCTCTGCTACAAAGTTTTCTTTTCCATACTTTTCTATGGCAAAATGAAGGTAGCTATTATGCTTCCTTCTCCTCTTACCCACGGAATCATACACATGCTCTGTCCACCTTTGTTTCAAAGTCTTGGTGGTTTGTCCTATGTAAATCATACCGTTGATGATGTTAGTGATTTTATACACTATACCTTGCATTGGGCCTCCTCAAAAGGTCGTGCGGGGCTTGTTTGAGGCAAGCCTCGCACTGTCTCAGATTCATGAGGTCTGAGATGCTTTCAAAATCATTAGGTGCAGTCATTTCTGCTGCACTCTCATGGTTTCTTTTCCCATGAGAACGGACTATCGCATAGCCTCTCGGCTCCCTCTCACTTAGTCTCTCAGGCTGCTTTCGCTTGCCCCTTGTTAGCCGTTTCAGCTTTCAAGTCAATCAGAGTGGGTTTTTAATCCCCAATTTTGTTTAGGGATTTCCTTAGCAAACTTTTTTCAATAAGGAATATTGACGCCTTTGCTATTGGGTAGCGTCAAGTTCGACCGCTTCAACAGCGGCCTCTAAAAGTGCCATAATATTTCTTTTCTTACAACTGAAGTACCACGCCGTCCTTTCTAAAGGGACAAACTGGCCTATGCTGAGTCTTTCAGTTTTTCATCGCTCAGTCCGTGTCTAAGTTTATGGGGATTTGCAGCCCGTTCGGGAGATTGCGATGAGAGGTTATAGATGTAGCTCCGTATTCGCTATTTGCG